AGTTCCTTGACAAACCACTTTCTAAATCTACTTTTGTATGCTGTTGCCATTCAGTACCTCTATCCCTCTATATTTACCAGTATGGATCTTGATGTATCCTCGTTGCTCTATGTTCCTCAAGATCCTCCAGATGTTTGAATGTACGCACCCTTGCTTACGAGCTATCTCTCGTATTGTAGGTGGTACCCTTTTTTGCTTTATATAACTATTTATAAAGTCAAATACTTTAAGCTGGTTTGGTGTTAGCATCATTTGGTTTTAGCTCCTCTATCTTATTTTTTATTTTGTCTGCTATCATGTTCGCTTTACCTTTATCCATACCATACAACTTTTCAAAGTCTGGTCTTACCTTATCCTTGAGCTGTAATATTTCGTGAACCTTCTCAGCACTCGTTAGTTCTGGAACCTCGCAGATAAGATCTACATCCTTGAGTAACTTATACTCAAACTTATCGGCCCATTCCTTGTCTTTGTTTTTAGTAGTTATCTTTTGATTATCACCTTTCTCACTATCCTCTTCATCAGATATATCTAATAAGAAAAGTTTTAATAAAAGATACTTGTAAGCATAAGACATAGCTTTACCTGGTCCTTTGTCCTGGGTATCATTCCCATAACCAAAGTAATCTCCTACATCTATATGTTGTCCAGTTTCTATATCAACAACTCTTGCAGCCATGACACATCTTGTTTGATTGCCATCTTGCTCATGTGATTTAACATAAGGTATCAAAGTTAGCTTTGCTTTTTTCAGAGCTGGTCTTACTACCTCATTAACTGAATTATATGATAGTGGTTTGTATTGTAATCCTCTCTTTGCATCTTTGATTACACTCCCACATTCATGTTGAACCTCAAATATTTTTTTGTAAATACTAGGTGTTAGTTTTTCTTTACTCATTTCTTTCCTCCCTCTACTGTAAACCTTCTATAGCTAGTGAACTCACCAGGTATGGTTACAGTTTTAGTTTTCTTTTTTTGATTTGTTGAATGTCTGATTGTGTAGTCATTCCATGTAACAACCTCATGACCACCAAGTATTTCTTTCATGTACATTGATGCAGCATCTTTTCTTTTCTTTGCCTCTTTTTCATCAGCAGATGCAGATACAAATTGTTCAATCAAAATACCTAGCTTGTTATGTGTACTCATATCATGGACCTCTTTAGATCCATTACTTGTATAAATTAAACTAGCCTCAGCAGTATCAGCTGGTGGGTACCAGTAGTCATGGCCATTCTTAATACCATCAAACCTATCCCAAAAATCTTTACCAGCTTTTATAATCTCATCAATCATCTTATGATCTCTTTGATATATAAACCATTGTAGCTGCCAACCTTTTACAAACCTAACCAAGATACCATGTTCACATCCAGTAGTAAGCAGAGCTTGTTGGATCTGATACAAGTAAGCTGGATAAGGTTCATCCTCGGCAGCTCCAGAATAATTCTTACACTCTAAGACTACTTTGTTTTTAAGGATAAAAGTTTTCTTTGTATAATCTGAGAGTTCAAGAGTTCCTGGAGATATGTGTAACATACCATCTAAAGAGCTACCGAGCTTTCCATTTTCCAACTGATATAAGTGAGCTGTCTTTGGTACAGTCATCTTAACTTTAGTCTTATCGTTGCAATAAGATTTCACTTGGTCCATGAACATTTTTAAAATAACTGGTTCTAACATTCTACCAGCTACTACCTTTGGTTCGTTAGCTATGTCATTCACAGCCTCCTTCCCATCATACTCATTAAGAGCATCTTTCAAGATTTGGTTAGGTGTCTTGAAACTTTTTACTAAGAGGGAGCCAACAACACTCCCTCCTAGTTCTTTTCTTTTATAAGATGTTTTTCTACCACTATCTACCATCAAACTCCCCCTCCAGGTACATAGTAGTAGTAACAACTATCAACCATCACGCATCCAAACATGACTAGAAAATAGATGGCAGCAAGGCATAACAAAAATGCTATGCCCTCTGCTAAGAACTTAAGTATTTCTTTTATGTTCTTTATGTTCATCTTGCTTACCCACTTTAACCACATTCTGTTCAGATGCAAGAGGTTTGTTATCCTCATACTTGAGCTCTGGAAAAGCCTTATGTACCTTATCAATGATGTCATTGAATAAGTAATCTTGTACAAGGTTTCTTGCATGGTGGTACGCAGATCTTTTATTAGGCCAATCACTTGATTGCCTTCTAAAACTATTCTCATCAATAGTAAGCCTCCATCTTCCACCAGCATTTGCAACTGATCTCCTTGGTTTCTCAACTATTTTGATGATAAGATCTCTACCTTCACCAAATGGTATTGTAGTTTGATAATGGCCAGGTCTAACTTTTTTCATTAAACCCCCTTTTCTTTTGAACAACTACCTCGTACTCATTCTCAGATAAATTATCTTTGAATGAAAACTTAGCAGCTGGTCCATTGATAGTGTAACCCTGGTCCTCTAACAGAAAGCCACCATTTTGAAAATCTGCAAGTTCAGATCTATCAACTGGTATTCTGTTATCACCCATGTAGTTACTTTCGGCAGCATCACCCCAGTCATCCCACTCCATCAAATCTTTAAGTACATTTCTTATACTCAAAGTTCTTTGTATCTCTAATCCTTTTGGACTAGATCCAGTAGGACCACTAGGTGTGTTATCCATGCCTTTCTTAATTGCAGAGAGCCATGGGTACTGATAAATTTTATCGGCCATCAGATACCTCCACAAACTCTGCATTGATGACAGTAGCAAAAAGCTCTCTACCCATGTCATCATCATTGTATTTCAAAACAACCTTACCACTTGAGCCAGAATGTTTTGGAGGCGACATGTGTGTAATCACACCTTGATCACCTCTAAAGTCTGAAACTTTATCACCAACTTTCAGAACTTTTTTGGTTTCTTTATGGACTAAATTAATAGTCATTAGACACCTACTCTTTCCAGGACATTTTTAATTGTAGAAGGATACCAAACTCTGTCCTTAAAAGTTTTAACCCCTCTATTATTAAGTGCATCTGCAATACCTTGGAGTGTATGTACTCCAGATAGTTTGATGCCTTGAATAATATCGTAAATATCTTTTGCATACTTATCAGCATTAGCTTTGATTGTTGCATGGCCTCTAAGTCTAACTACATCTAAGTTAGTTTGATTACCTAGCTGCTTACCCTCTGCCTTCAATCTTTGTAAAGCTGCCTTTGTTCTGTTTGAGATATTAATTCTTTCCATTCTGTTTATAGCTACATGAAACCCAGCTATTGCATCATCCAGGTTAGGTGTATCTAAAACATCTAATTTAATTTTACCTTTGTTATCTTCCAGGAATTGTCCAACCTCGTAGGTCCTTCCTAATCTACTCAAAGAATAAACAACAAGAGGACAATCAGATTTTTTAGCTAGTCTGATTGCAGCCTGGAGCTCTGGTCTATTTCTAAATTTCTTTGCACCAGATATGCCTGGCTCCTCAAACCAGGCAATATCATATCCAGGATATTTTTTTTCTATTGCAAACTTTTGATTGTTTACATCTTGCTTGTCTGTACTTACTCTAACTAAAGCTACAATCTTATTCATCTATACCTCTCTGTATTTAATAACTCATCACATAACTCGCATTGTGCATGAAAGAATAAACTATCAGAATTTGTTGATTGACTTGTTCCTTGTTGATCATTCCATTCTCTTCCTTCAAATTGTTTGAACTTTGCTTTTGAATAATCAAATGCTTTTTCTATTCTTACTCTTATTGTTTTTCTATTATTCATGATTAACCCCACTTTGCATCTTCATAACCAGGATGCTTACTTGCTAAGTCATGAGCAAATACATCTTTGATAGCATCCAAAGTTTTGAATAAAGATTTATTAGCAGCTCTACCTTCACATGCTTGGTATAAGAAACAACCTAAGCTCTTATATAATTGTACATCTGCATGACCTAATTGTCTGCTAAACCAAACAGCTTTAGATCTATCTACATCATGAAATAAATCTTTGTAATCGTTTGGATAGTTTTCAGATAAACTAAATCTATTAAGATCTAGTAACTGATCAAAAACCTTACCAGCATTTTTATTGTACTGATCTTTTAGTTTTTGTATGTGTTTGTATCTAGGTCCATAAGCACCAGCTTTACTGATAGCCTTTAATACTCTACCTAAACACTCTGTACCTACTTGATATGCACTCATTACTTTACTCCTTTATTAGTTATATATTTTTTTTGTAGTCTGATTGCATGTTGAGTACAGCTTGATTTATCACCAGCTGCCAGACCTCTAATTTCAAACTTGCCATCAAAGTAAAAGTCTTTACCTCTCCATGCACCAGTTAGAACCTCCCAAGGCCATAATATTCCAGGCACATTGTATCTATGTAAAACTACATTAGGATACAAATCATTCTTGTACCAATGAGGACCAAACTTAACCCAACCCCATTTGTCTTTTCTATATTGTGGTCTTGTTCTGTTCATATTGTTAATATAGTGATTTAATATATATTTACAAGATATATTTTAAATATTTTTTAAGGAGGTAAAAATGGCTAA